GAAGTGCGACTGTCATGTCAGCCCCCTCACGCGTCTGCGACGCTGGCGAAGTAGCCGGTCACGACGCCGTGCTGTACGAGGTCATCGCGATCGCCGGTGCCCTTGCCGAAGAAGAGCTTCTTGACGTCGCGGATTTCCTCGAACCCGGCGCCCTTGCGGCGCTGGTAGTCCGAAATATCCTCGATCATCTTCGATCGCTCCTTCCAGACAACGCCCATTGCCTGCGCGCCGCACATGTAGACCGGGCCGACGTTGATGCTTGAAGCACCAACACCCGTGATGTCCTCGATCTCCGGCACTTCGCGAACGATGCAGCCGTCGAGGATCAGGTCCCCACCCGTAAAGAGCGGATTGTCCTCGCCTCGCTGCCACGCCTCGCGATTCGCCTGCTGCACCGCCGCGTCGTTGCTGAAGTCGCGGAAGGTGTAGGAGCCGGCAAACACCACGTACCACTCCTCATCGCCCGACACCTTGATCGGCCGAATCTTCGGGTTGGCGCGTTTCGCCATCCGCTTCATCAGCTTCATCGGAGCGCTGGTGAACTTGTCCGCCGTTGCGTCCACGTTCGACAGCGACGCCGAGGGGTCGTTGGCGGAGTGGTTCGAGGCGAGTGCACCGAACAGCACGCGGTCGGAGTTGTCCGCGAGCCACACGTCCTTGTCGGCCACTTCCTCGGCATCCGCGTACGGGATCGGCAGGAAGCTGTTGCTCGCGTCCGGGATCGAACCGAGCGCGTCAATGACCGCATCGCGCATGTCCTCGACGAACCAGTTCTTCAGCACCGCGCGCTTGGCCTTCGTCAGGCTGATGGCGCTGAACAGCTCGTCCACCTTGTCGTGCAGCACCGCGTGACGAATCACGTCCGGACGAAGCACGTAGGTGCGCTGATCCATCGCCTCCTCGTGACCGACGAGGACTTGCTTGCCGCGCCGACCCGCGCCCACCAGCTTGTTGATGAGCGTGATCGAGTAATCGCGGTTCACCTGACCCGAGGTGTCCTTCACCTGGATCATCTTGAACTCGTCCTCGCCCATGTAGGGCGCGAACCGCCCGTCGCGCTGGTACTCGATGAAGAAGTCGTTTTCCCACTTCTTGACCTCGTTGTTGGAATTCATGGTTGTCTCTGCCATTGCAATAGCTCCTGCGAACGAGCGCTATTTCAGGCTCGCCGCTTGCGTGGTTGAAAAACTTGGCCGATGGGCGTCGGCGTTGAGGCTTTGTCGGCCTCGATGCTCGCGCGCGTCGACGACTGCTCGGTGCTGAGCGATGACGGCACCTTGCCGAGTTGAGAGAGTTGGGCTTCGAGGTCCTTGATCTTGGCGTCGCGAGCGGCGAGCTCGGTTTTGAGCGGCGTCTCGATGGTCTCTCGGTACTTCCCAAGATCCCCACCGACCGCCTTCATCTCGCCGTGCAGCTTTGCGGCCTTGTACAGATACGCAGCCGGGTTACGAGCCTTCTGCATCTCGGAGAACGTGCGAGTCGCGATCGCGGGATCGGCCTCGGCGTCTGCCATGAATGCAGTCACGGTCGCGTCGTAGTCTTCGTGCTGATCCCGCACGAGGTCTTCGCTCATCGCGAACAACTTCTCGGCGTGCTCGGCACGAATCTTGGCGTCGCGCTCGTTCAGCGCGCCCTCGGGGTCCTCGAAGAAGTCCTTCTTGGGCGCCTTGGTCTGCTGCTGCTGTAACTGCCGCTCGAGCTCCTGTCGCTTGCGCCGTTCGGCAATCAGTGCCGACTGCGCTCCAGCGATTTGCTCGTCCGATTCGGTCTTGAACCTGCCCTTCTCGTCGCGAGTACGATCCTTGGCCTCGGGCTCCGTCTTCTCGACGGGCTTCTCGGGCTTGGCAGCTTTCGCCGCCTCCGTGTCCTTGGCCTCAGTCGTCTGCGCTGCCGACGTCGCAGCGGGCGCTTTCGCGCTTTTATCGTCCGTCGAGCCCTTGTCCGTGGACTGGCTCGCTGTCTCGCTAACGGCACCCTTCGCGAAAATCTGCGAAATGGGAGTGCGCTCTACTGCCTCACTGGCTTCAGTGCTCATTGCATCGTTTCCTCTAGCGTGGGAATGGACCGAATCGCCCGATTTGAAAGCTCGGCGGCAGCTTCGAACGCCCGTTAACCCCGGCGGCGGGTGTAGAATCGCGAAATGAAAACCGGCTCAGAGTGGCTTGCGGCGAACGGCCCGACGATTCGGGAAGTCGCCGACTACATCGACCCTGAGGTACTTGCTCTCGCTCTAGGAGGCGGAGAGCAATGGACCCAGGAAGAAATCGAGCGCATGCAAGCCATCGCTCGCAACTTCTTCCGAAAACCTGACTAGTTAACGCTCACCTGCTTCTTGGCAGGCGCCTGAGCATCAGGACCGCTGATGTAGGCCGCGGTCTTGACGATCGTGTCGATGGCCGTTTCCTTGGCCGCTGCTTCGTCCTTCGAGGTTGCAGCGACTTCGCGCTGCACCTTGGCCTCGGCCAGGAGGTTCGCCAGTTCCTTGCCCTGCACTTCGAGTTCGGCCATCTTCGCGTTCAGCATCGCCATCTGCTGCTGCATCGGATCGGGCTCGGCGTCTTGGTCGAGCACCTTCCGCTTGTTCGCGGCCGTCAGGCTCGAAAGCTCGACGAGCGTCTTGAACGGAACCTCCGGCCGCGCCTTCGCGATCTCCACCAGCAACCCGAACTGCTCCTGCTGAAGCGTCGCCACGTCCGGGGATTCGTCGAGAATGATGTCGATGTCAAGTTCTGCGACGTCGTTCTCCTTCGCCGGCTCGCGGGACTTCGGATCGCTCGCGAGCTGAGTCAGGATTTGCGCCTTCGCCTCGTCGGCGAGGTCCTTGCGGCCGTTCAGCGCTTTCGCTGCCAGCTCGCCCTTGGTCGTGGAGCGATTCAGCGCCACGAACTTCAAGTGCTCCTCGTCCCTGACCCGAATCCACGTCTCCATCGTCCAGTATTGCTTGACCCGCAGCCAGATCTGCCGATAGACGCGCAGCTTCAAGTGCTTGATCGAGTCAAACGGCTTGTCGATCGCGAGCAACCCACCTTGCTGGTCGACCTGCTTCGCACGTCCCGATAGATCGCCGGTCTGCCCTGCGAGCGCTGCATTCGGCCCGGTCGCGTCCAATGCGGCGCCGGTCAGCATCATCAGCTGGACGTGCCCCTGAGCGAGATCGAGGTTCTTCTGAATCGCGAGCTTGGCTCCGGTCGGGCTCGAGATCACGCCATCGGGGCGCGCGGCTTCCTTGCGGATCTCCGCCTTCTGCTCGTCGTCGAGCATCCCTTCTTCAGCTAGCACCTGATTGGTGTTGAGCAAGTGCGTGGACTTCGAGCGCCGCTTATTCCAGTCGTCCTGCAAATCCCGATACCGACGAACCGCCCCGTAAGGCGTTCCGTCCTCGCCCTCGCGGTACATCGCCTGTAGCTCCAGGTCGCTGACCGGCTCGCCTTCCTCGTCGAGGTAGACGGACACGGCGGGATCGTCCAAGAACCCGGCAGCGACCACTACGCAGCGGCTCCATTGGCCCTTGCGAATGTAGCGATGCTCCAGCACCTGAATGCGCTTACGCCCTTGCGTGTTCGCAACCCACCGCGGCTTGTCCTCGTGCGTCTCGGCGGATGACGAACTGACGATCTCGAACGAGGCCTCGATGACGGCTTTCTTATCGGGCCACTTCGCAATGGCGTCGTCCAAGTCCATCCACGCGATGGTTCCCTTGAACTTCGCGTCGGAGAAATCGCACTTGAACGAGTGCGGGTCCCAGTAGAGCCGATCCCAGCGAACATGCGGCGTCTTGATCTTGGGTCTGCGTGACTTCTTGCCGACCTTCTTGTCGACGCAAACCTCCATCCCGCACAGACCTTCGACGAACAGGTTCTCCGCCGCATCGGAAACAGCGTACTGCATCAGGTTCTCGTCCTGAACGAACCGCAGCGCATCGGTCGCAGCGTCCGCGCCTTCCTCATCGGACGGGGAGTTGCGAGGGAACGCTTTCGGATCGGCCCGACCCTTCCGCTCAATGCCTAAGTACGTCTCGATCTTGTCCTTGATCTTGTTGTCGGTGATGACCGGCTGCCCGCGGGCTTCGATGGCCTGCTTCTCGGCCTCGGTCCACTGATAGCCGTCGTAGTACGCGCGGTAGACTTCCGCCTCCTTGCGGTAGTCCTCGCTCGAATCCTCGGCGTCGTCGAACTGCGCCTTGACGAACGCCAGTTCCTTCTCAATCTTAGTCGGCGCGGCCTTCTCGGGCTCCTTGCTATTGCGCTTCTTTACGCTGTACGCCACGCGCGAACCTCGGGTTGAGCGGCCTTGTAACGGTCCTCAGGACCACGAGCTTCGGGCGGCTTGGCCGGCATCCACGGACGCGACATGCACGCATAGCGCGTTTCGTCAGGCGCGTGATCTTCCGACTCCGAGTCAACGTCCTCTGCGCGTGACGAGTCATGCTGGAGAGCAGGAAGCGTGCGAATCGTGGCGCGGCAAGTGGAGAAGAAGTAGATCATCGGTCGACCGTCCTCCCCCTTGAGCCTTGCTCGCACCATGTCCCAACCACCCAACGCGCCCGATTGCGCTACACGCTTGTTGTCCGCGCGCCGAAACTGAACCCCAAGACGCGACGCAATGCTCGGCCCACCGTCCTCTGCGAAGGCAGACGGATCGAGCACGCCGTTCGTCACCTTCTCGTCCTTCTCGCGCTCGCGAATGCCCTTGCCGACTTCCTCGGCCGTGAGTTTCACGCCCACATTCATCTGGCCAGGCTTCATCCCGTACCACTCGCGATACTTGATCAGCGCGCCACGCGGGAACTGCTTCAGCTCCCCGTCTGAGATCGCATACCAGCCGACCGAGAACGGCTTGGCCGATCCCCAGTCCATCGCGCGAAACCTCGCCCAGCTCGCAGGCAAAGGCTGCGGCGCTCGCACATGACGAGCCGTCGAGAACTCCGGGAAGAACGCGCCTTCGATCGCATCCCAATCACCGGCCAGCCACGCTTTGACCAACTCATCGGAGCCGACCAAGTACAGGCGATTGATGTACTCCGGGTCCTGCGACAGCAGAATGCGGTTGTTCTCCACCTTGCTCGGGATGAACACGTAGCGGTGCTGCTTCCCGTTCGGCAGCGTGCGAGTCAACACGCGCATCCCCAGCGGCGCCGGGTCGATGTATCGGCCCTTGATCCAGCTCTGTCCAGCTCCACCCGGATTCCCGGTCAGCAGCAGTTGCGTCGGCACGCCGTGCGCGCTTCGCAGGACACCGTTTAGCCTGTCGATCGGCCGCGAGTCCGGATGCTGCCCCGCTTCCTCAACGCAGGCATCGCTGACGTTCTGACCCTGGTACTTGTCAGCGTCCTCGGCTCGCTCTAGCGGCCGAAACCGGAGTCGCCCGCCCCACGGAAAGCGCCACGTCTTCTTGTGGTCCTGCCACTTCGCGCGGAGCGGCCCGTAAATCTCGGCACTACGCTCGATCGCGTCGTCGAGCATCGGCAGCTCGCGACGAAAGAAAATGCCGTTGAAGTACCGCCCGTAGCGCTTAGCCTTCAGCGCGTACTTGCCAAGCACTCCATCGGTCTTGCCGCCGCCACGAGCTCCACCGTAGAAGACCTCGGGCAGCGGGCAATCAATTAAGGCTTTCTGCGGACCAGCTTGGGGCGCCCAAGCTATCCGCATACTGCTTTTCCCACTCATCCGGCGTCATTGGCTTGTCGGTCACGTCGTGATTGATTCCAATCTCGCCCTCAATCTCGGTTCTCGCGAGCTTGGGCAAATGGAACTCAAGAACACGAACAAAAAGATCGGCCGCTTTCGCCGGATCGTCTTTGGCAACTCTGTTCAGCCAGCTTTGCAGCTTGCCAACATTACCCTCGACAAAGCCCGCAACTGCCTTTCGCACATCCTGGGTAACTTTGTTCGGCGTGCCTTTTTGGCGCCCACCTGTCTTAGTGCCGTGCGCCATTGGCGACCTGTCTAATAAGCTCTACTTTAGGAATCCAAGCCGCCATCAACCTTCTCTCACTCTCACGCGCTTGACCCACTGAAGGTCCCTAGTCCCGCTGGTTGTGATGTTGCAGACCACGCGATAGATCCTTCCGACGTCTCCACCGGCAATGCGAATCTCTCGCACCGACCCGCTGCCTGTTTCGGCTTCGTTGGAAAGCCCATCGGGTAACTCGTACTCGATCGCGCTGATGGTTTCGCCGTTGAGCCTCGCAGCCCAGTTGAACGTGGCTCGAATGGCTTCAGAGGGGGACTTCTCGTACTGAGGGCGCCCATTGCCCGAAAGAGCCCCGTAGTCGGTGACGGACTGGTAATCGCTTGACCAGTCGTCTGCGGACCAGTGAGCCACTTTCAGTAAAAGCCGTGGATCGTAATGGCGTCGGTGCCGGTGTCGTTCACTTCGATCACCTGGCAGGGAAAGAACTCGCCCGCCACGAGCTCGAGCGTCAAGGACGTTCCGCCGAGTCCATCACCCGCACACGTTGCGCTCACCGCCCCATCCGCATCGGCGCGTATCGCCATCGGGCGAAGCGCCAGGCTGTCCGTAGGCGTCACGACAACCCCGTACAGCGGGAATTGCGTGTAGGTCCACGATGGTAGGGTGGCTCCACTGTTGCTCGCCGTCTGCGCGTACGCGACGACGGACAGCACGGCCGCTAGGGCCGCGACCCAAAGACCGCGTTCGAGTTTCGTCATCGCATTACTCCAATCCGAGTCCTAATCGTGTGCGCGGGCGTCCGCTGCATTCCGTGCCGTTGCTGGCAGTGACGTTGACGAGCGAGCCCAGCGCAACCAAGGTTCCGGCATCGGGGTTTTGTCCGATGATCTCGTTGTCGGCCTCGGCCGAGCAGCGCTCAAAGACGGAGCCAAGGTCAAGCCCGTCACCCTCTAGAATCGTGTCGGCGGCGGCCGAGTCGGCCTCACCAACCACGTCAGGCACAGCCACGCTGGACGAAGCCCCGTCATCGGCAATCAGCGGCACCCCGACCCAGCCTGTGACCGGCGCCGCGTTCGCTTGGAGCGTGACGAGCAGCGCCGCGACGGCTGGAAGCCGTCTCATTGCGTACCCGCTGGATAGAGCTTGTACGTCTGCGTCGACCAAGCGCCGGTGAACGTACACGCCCCGAACTCGATGGTGTCGGTAGCCGGCACGAACGAATCCACGAGGCAGCGCTGGCCGTCAGACCGGACCACGTAAACCCCGTCGATGTCCTGAGCCGCGGCAAACGTCAGCTCGGTATCGACCAGCGTGTTCGTGTCGCCGCTGTCCGCCGTGAGCACGCTGTCGGCATCCACACCACCCGGAAAAAGCTGCGTGCGCGCGTTCATCAGTGCCGTGATCTCGGTGTCTAGGAAATCATCGAGCGTCGTTCCTGTGTCTACGAGGATCGCGTTGGTATCGGACAAAATCGCTGCGACTTCTGTGTCCAAGAAGTCATCCAGAGTCGTGCCGGTATCAACCAAGATAGCCGCCACTTCAGTGTCAACAAAGTCGTCTATGGCGCCTAGCTGCGTATCGAGGTTGGCGGTCGCGAGACCGACTGCCGTCCTAACACCAGCCGCGTCCAGACCGGCTGCGGCGTGCGCGTCGAGCTGATCCGTAGCATCGACGGTCTCAATGGTCGTTACGTCTACGCCAGTCGTGCAGAACGATGGCAGCAGAATCACGTTATCCGTGGTCGCCATCGTGAAGATGGCAGGATCGCTGCGCAGCGTGACTGTCTTGGTCGAGCCGGTGTAGTCGAGCACGCAGCCTAGAGCGGTTTGCACCGCACTCGAAGCATCGACGACGATCAAGCCCCAGCCGTTATAGGCGTTGTCATCAGCAGAGCCCGCGGTGAGCGTGAAGCTCGTCTGAGAGGCCAGCGTGGCAATCGTCGTCGTCGCAGGCCCGATGGCGCGACGAATGTCTGCAATTTCGGTGTCTAGAAAGTCATCGAGAGTGGTGCCGGTGTCGACAAGGATCGCGGCCGTATCAACCTTCATGGCCGCGACGTCCTCAGACACGCTAGCGCCAGCCGGTGCACCAAGACGAGCGAATGCCGCGCCCTTGGCCAACGAGAACGTCATCAGCTCGCTACCGACCACACTCACGCTGTCCACGGTTCCGACCGAAACCAGGACATGGAATATGGAGCCGGCACTGTAGAACGTGCCGTCGCTCGATGTGTCGACGCACACCATGTAAGCGCCGGTCAGAGAATCAAAAGCGGAGATCGTCAGGCCGGAATCGTTGTCTTGCACGTCGCTGTCGTCTTTGTAGACATCGACCGCGACCGAAGCGATGGCAAACGAGGCTCCAGTGCTCGGCTGGTATCCATTAGCGACCGTGCAGATATTGTCCGTACCAACCGCGTAATCGCCAAGATATTCAGCACTCGCAGTGGACGAAAACAGCAGGCACAGGAACGCCCCGCCGGCAAAGCCAGCGATTCGGTTTCTCATGGAAATCCCTCTAGTGAATCGGCTGCGCTGCTGCGCCGCCTCTGCCTGTGATTGGA